CGATTGTGGAGTCGCAGAGATTTTACTTATAACTGATTCGGTAACAGTAGTTTTTGTACCTAATTCAGTTTTTATTGTGTTATACAAACCTTTAGATTCGTTTAACGTAGAAGCTGAATCAAATCTCTTAAGAATATTCATCTTCTCTTGTTTTGTTGTTGAATGTTCAGTGAATAAACGAGTTGCATAAGCAAGATTCGCATTAAACACAGCTACTTCATTTAATTTTTCTTTGAAAAGAACTAAAGCTTTTTTATACTCAGCATTTTGTTTCTTTAAAGTTTCAACTTGTCCTTTTAATTCAGACTCGTTCATTTCTTCTCTTTTGTTTCCTGCGTAAGCAACTTTTTTACTTTTTAAACCACCGTGATATCCGTGACCAAGAGTACGTGAATTTTCATCCATATCTTGTTCTTTTGATTCCTTTGGTTCAGTTTTGTGACCACCTTTCAATACATCACCTTTTTTGGCTTTTGTAAAAGGTTCATCGTCACCAACCTTACCTGCGTGAGGAGCTGGATCGGCGTGTTTTTTATCTTCTTTGAATCCACTGGATTGTTTTTTGTATTTGAATTCATCAGGATGGTTACCCTTAGCTCCTGCGTATTCTTCTTCATCCATTTCGATTTCGTACATTGACTCTTCTTCAGCTGGCATTTCTTCTTCACCCATATCACCATTGGTTTGGAAATTTCCTTCCATTGGTGCCATAGAATCAGTAGAACCCTCCCAATTTTCGTCAGCTTCCATTTCTGGTTCAGCTTCTTCGTCATCTAATTTGATGATATACTCATCCTCACCATCTTCAAATTCTAAATTTCCACCGTCCTTTTTAACTACGATACCATCTTCAGGTTTCATAGCTTTGAAAACTTTAAGAACTTCATCATCAGAAGCGTGAGTCATATCCATAGTATCGTGATCTTCTTCGTGACCAGCATCATCAAGATCATCCATATCGGAATCACCTTCTTCTTCTGAATCAGAATCTAAATCATCAATACCTTTTGATGGTTCATTATCGAGGTCTTCTTCATCATTTTCAGCATCATCGTCGGCGCTAGCTTCTTCATCTTCGCCTTCTTCGTCTGACATATCATCTTTTTCCTCTTCTTCAGGAGCTTTCTCTTCTGGTTGTTCTTCCATTGGAGTCTCTTCCTCTTCTTCCATTGATTCTTTAAGCAAGTCGCTTAGTTCTTGTTTCATAGTTGAAGCAAGTATACCTTTTGCATTTTGCTTAACAGCTTCTTCAAGGTTTTGTACTTGAAGTAACGCTTGTTCTAAAATTGATTTTTCACTCATTGTAAAAATTTTGTTTTGTTATCTTATAAATACTATGAAATTTATAAAAAATTAGTTTCTTTATATTTGTATCGTTAAAAAACCCCTTATTTTGCTAAAAAGCTGTTTAAATTGCCCATCAATCGTTTCATTCTATCTTCAACCACTGGTTTTTCTTCAACTGCTTCTTGATATTGTTCTCTATCCGCTAAGTCTTTGAAAACATACGCACCAGGAGTTGATGGTGATGATACCAAATCAAAACACACTAGTTCAAAATCATCTTGAACTATGTTTTCACCTTTAACTTGTTTTAATGAACCAACGCCACGAGAAGAAATACCTAATGTTGCACCATTCATTAATAGCATAGCAGCTTGATCACCTCTTGTGCTAACTATACCCATTTTTTTCCAACCTGGTGAAGTGTAAAGTTTTATTTTACCCATTAACATTTTACCTTCCCACCAAGTTTCTAAAATAGAATGTGATACTCTATCTAAATCGATTAGTGAAGATGAAGGGTGATTCAACTCATTTAAAGCTGCACCTTTTTTTATAACGGCTTGGTATTTTTCATTCTCTCTTTTGAGAATGGCTTCGGGATAGATTCTCCCGTTTTTATTTGGAGTGTTGTATTTCTGTAAAACAGCATAAAGGATAAGGTCTTTTGAAAAGTCCATATCCTTCATTTCCTGTATTATTTGCTTATTTTCATCGGGGGAAACATGACCTGCGTCATATTCAACTAATATACCCCTACCGGTTTCTTTTGGTCCTAATACCTTCATTTATAGAATTTATCTCTATAAATACTTCAATAGTGGACTATTTTTTTGTTTTGTAAAAATTAAATAACATTTTATCAGATAAACCATCTTCAATAATGATTTCCATAATATTTTTCATCAAATTTTTAATTTCCTTCGTTTTGATATCGAATTTATCGTTAACATAAAGCGTTATCTCCAAATTCATAAATGACCTCTTTTCTAATTTAATACCTTTCGTTCTGATATCTAAATCAACAATATTTTCTTGTTTGAAATATGGATTTTTTAAATTATGAATCGATGATTTAATTTTTCTTTTTGACTTGGAAATTATTGCATCGAAATCTTCAGTTTCATTTTCTGGTTGTAACCAAGAATTTAGTTTAAGATAAATGGTTTTAAGATTTTTGAAATCTACGGTACCATAACCGATTTTTACATCGTTGTAAGTACCGATGGGTATAAATTTACCTGTTTTCATTAATTTTTTTCATTATAATCACGTTTTATGGTGTAACGTAAAATATAAGAAATTTTATTTGTAATTCCAAAAAATAATTATATATTTGTGAATATATTTATTAGTATGATTATTATTGATGTTACAAAAGAAAAAAGTATTGAAACTGCATTGAGAACTTATAAAAATAAAGTTCAAAAAACTAAGCAAGTTCAACAATTGAGGGACCGACAAGTATTTGTAAAACCTTCAGTTAAAAAAAGAACGGAAAGGTTAAAAGCGGTCTACGTACAACAAAAAAGAAATGGTCTCGATTAATCAAGACCATTTTTTAATTCATTCAATCTGTAGTAATTGTATCGTGATGGATGCATTTGAGAAACCTCATCTTTTACCGCCTTTAATTTGTTGGATAAATCCGCGTCATTTGATTCACTTATAAGTGTTGATACTTGATTAATAATCGATTCCGATAATTCATTACTTTTAATAATTAAATCTTCGTAAGGAATTGATAAAATATTTTTTAACTCTTCTTTTTGTGATTCAGATAATGTGTTAGAATATAGTACGTTAAAGTTGTTTGCTAATACCGCATTTAATAAAGTTTCATTAGGAACTAACGTTGAGTCTTTTGATTCCTTAATTTCTTTTTTGGTTGTTAAATGTTCAACTAATTTCTTTTTAGCTTTAACTTTCTTTTCAATATTTGATAATAAGTTTTTTTCAGATAAAACATCTAAAGATTCGTATAATTCATTAGGTTGAGTTTTGATATCACTTAATTTACTTTTTAAAGATTCACAAAACATATTTAATTCATTCCAATTTCCTATTGGTTCACCAAAATATGTACTTAAACCTTCAACATATAATTTTGCTATTTCTTTATCTTCAATATATTTGTTTTCAATTTCTTCATAAAACAAATACATTTCTTTAAAACTTTTGTTTTCTTTAATTGTTGTTAAAATATTTTTAATCTCAGCCTTGTTTTCATTGGCATAAGATTCAGTTAATTTAGTTAATAATTTGTTTTTTATTGTACCGAATTTGTTCATTTTTAATCGTTTAATAGATTGTTTAATTTATGTTCTATTTCATAAATATTCTGTTGAGCCTTTTCCATATCAAATAAATCTTTGAAATTTTCTTTTTCGTCACCCAACATTCCTAATATTTTAGATTTTTTAGTTTTTAAACCTTCGCTTAATGGTGCAGCTTCTTCGCCACCTGCAGTTGGTTCAGCTCCGCCCGATGGAGGTTCTGCTCCACCTGATGCTCCCCCTTCTGCTGGTGCAGCTGTACTTGCTTTAGCTTCCAATTTTTCTCTTTCTTCTTCAGGAATACCATATTTAGCATCAACATCATCGAATATACCTGAACGTCTAATGATTGTATTCGTAGCTGTTAATTCAGCACCTATAGCTCTTTCAAGACGTTGTTGTTGTAAATCAAGTATAACCTCACTATCACTGAAACCAAGGATATTTTTCTTAGCCCAAGTATGTGAAACTGGTAAAATACCAAGTTGAGACTGATCAGAAGTTGCGTCTTTATAAAGAGTTATTTTTTCTTTCCATTGTTCAATTCTTAATAAATCAGATTGTGCTGATGGGTTAGTTAAAGATAAGGTGAAATTATTCAATTCATCTTCTAATCCTAATAAGAATAAATGCATTAATGCAACTTTATTAAGTTCTTGAATTAATGATTTTTGTATTTTATTAATTGTTCTTGCAAAACGTATATCCATTAACGCAAGATTTTTACCATCACCAACCACTTCTTCAAAACCTAAAAATGCTTTTGGAATTCTAAGTGTTGCCAATAACTTTTTTTGGATGTATTCAATATCCGCAATTTCACCTAAATTCTGTGCTCCAGGTAATGTGTCAATTGGACTTGGTGCTGCCGGGTCACGAACAGGAATGAAATAATCTTGGTCTACAGACATTTGATTATATCTCATATCAACATTACCATTTGTTGGATCTGATACAGCTTGTCTTTTAAATTTATTGGCCACACGTTGTACATATGGTTCAATATCTTTATCATCCATATTACCCACAAATATTTTAAAAATACGTCTTTCAGGAGCTCTTGATGTTCTATAGATTAACATAGCATCCTCAGCAAGTAATAATTGTTTCCATATTCTTCTTACCTTGTCAAGCATTGATGTACCATAAGGTAATTTTCTATCGTCACCTAATAATCTGAAGTGAGCAACTTCCCAAGATTGGAATTCTAAATCTTTATTTTTCCAAGTAAATCTTAATTCTCTTGTAGGTACCTTTATATCTCTTTGATTTGGAGTTTTAGATGCTGCGCCTTCAATTCTTTCTATTTCAATATTCGGTAGTTGTTGACAACCAATGATACCTTTTTCAGGGTCAATTTTTAAATAAACAAAATCATCACCATACTTACACATACCTCTTGCCCACATTTGTAAATTGGTATTTACATCCAATACATTATTGAATAAATCATTAAGGATATCTTTTACTCTATCTGATTCTGAAAATATTGTAAGGATTTCACCTTTTTCTGACATTGTTGTAGATTCCTCACCATATATGTCTAATGCTGCAGAAATCTCTGGTGTAAATTCCATAGATTCATAATCATAATATGCTGATAATCTATTTGGTTCATAATAAACCGATTGATTGTATAAAGATTGGTCAAGTTTTGTCCATTTATCTGCAATGTATTGGCTTTGTTGCGCTTGCAACATTGCTTTTTCATATTCTTCTCTACTATCCGTTTTTAATAACTCATCTTTACTAAAATTAATAGTTTGTTGTGGTTGAGGTCTTTTTTGACCTGGAAAACCAAACATTCTGGTTAACTTCTGAAATACAGTTATATCTTGATTCTGATTAGCCATGTATATAAATACTTTTGATTATAATATAAACAATTTAATTATCTTTTTAAACCTTTATTAGGGTTACCAAACAACCAAGAATGTTCTTTATAAGCTTGTTCACCCATTTTCAATGGATTATCTCTATGATAGAAACTTGGGTCCATTGTCATTGAACCAACCATATCCAAACTAGTGCCATAAGAATAAAATGTTTTTTCTGTTTCATATGTTCTTTCCGTCATTACCCAAGAATTCATCATCGCTTTACTTGCGGCTTCGTTTCTTTCCAATTGATTGAAACAAATGTCTGCAGCATATAAAGCCATAGATAAACTCATAATTGCATCATCGTGAGCACCTTTCATATGATCAGGACGACCATTGATGTAAACAAACGTATTCAATTCATTCAATAATCTATTTGAACGCACTATAAATTCTTTTCTTAATTGTTCTTCGAAAGCAGCTACGATTTGTGTTCGTTTATTGTTAAAATTGATACCCGGAATTTTTTCCATTGCTTTGGCATTATATTCCCATTTGTTTTGAACATTAATACCATCTATGTATAAGTTTTTATAATTCATTTCTTGCAACTTTCTTGATGTTGCAACACCCATACCTCCTGTTATATCTATCACAATAAATGCGTTGTAAAGAATACCCCACTTATACGCGATTGCAGCTAAATCATCTGGTGGTATTTTACCAATATACTCAACCACTTGTTCTCTATCATCGAAATCAACAATATTAATTGATGAGAAATCTTCACTATCACCTCTACTCACATCTACACCCATAATGTATCGATGTCCTTGTA